TAAACCCATTACAAACACTCTATTCCCAATACAATCAATCATCTCCTTCGGTGAGTTAATATGGCAAGTCTTTCAGAATTAGCTAATGTATTGCAAACAAGCCCTGCTCAAGCATTTAGGCAGGAAGGTATTGCATCGCAACAATATGGATTACAGTCACAAGCCTTACAACAAGCCAAACAAGACATGGCACCACAACAACCATTAGCTGGTATGGCTGGTGGTATGGGTGCAGGTGGTAAACCACAAGCTGGACTAGGTGCTATGGCTGGCAATATGTTAGGCCCACAATTTAAGCTGACCACTCCTGATGGAGAGTTAACAAGTGCTGGTTTGGTTAATCAGACATTAATTACTGCTCAAACAGACCAACAAAACGCTCAAGCAAAAGCCAAAGAAGCCCAATATCTTAAAGCAATGGGTAAAGATAAAGAAGCACAAGTTGCGGATATGGAAGCACGTAGATATTTAAACAATGCACAAAGAACGCAACAAGAAGCTCAAAAATTAAAGACTGACGCTAAAGATGACTTTGCTTCCACTTTATATGGTGCTAAGAGCCAAGTAGATTATGACCGTCGCTTAAAGGATGCTTTAGAGCGTACTGGTATTGAGCCGCCTAAAGACTTTCCTACAACTTGGTCTCCTGATATGAGAGATAAGTTGTTATCTAAAATGTCCCCTGTAATGAGACAAAAGATTGAAGCTCAAGACCGTGCAGAAGCTGCTGCAGACCGTGCTGAAAAACGTGCTGAACTACAGAACCAACATTTAATGGCAATTGCTAGGGCTGGTGCAGGTAAAGAGTCTGGTGCAGCATCTCGTGTTGTTCAAGCGTTTACACAAGCATCTGATGCTTTAACAAACGTAGCTAGATTGCCAATTACTACAACAGGCCCAATGTTCCAGCAAAAACAATTTAATAGTTTGCTGACCGCACCTCTATCTGCACTAAATCAAGAGATGTCAGACACAACTTCACAAAAAATGCAAACACGTATGGTTGGTGTTGCTCGTAGTTTGGCATCACTTGAATCTGGTGGTGCAGCAACGGGTTTGGTTGGTTTGGCTAATAGTATTGAATCTGGCATATCAATTCCTGCTGGTGCTAAATTAGAAGTTGCAATGGATAAATTAGCAGAAATGCGTCGTATTGTTGAATCATCTTCAGAAGCACAATTAAGCGATAAAACATTATCTGATGAACGCAAAAACCTTATTCAGAAAAAATTGGAGCTTGTGCGTAAAGCAATTCCATTTACTCAAGAAGAGCTTGATAAAGCATCTAATGCAGCTAAAAAGAATCCAAACATGAGCTTTACTGAATTTGCTACTAAAAAATATGGCGGAGAAGAAAAGAAAGCTCAAGGAACTGGCACTAAAGAAGACCCAATCAAACTAGATTAAAGACTAATATGCCAGTATACGAATACCAAGGTCAACATTATGATATTTCTGAAAATGACCCAGTAAAAGCAAAAGAAAAGATTATTGCTCATCTTGGCGGTACTGAAACAAAAGTTCCTGCAGAACCATCTAAAGAAGATAAATTTGCTGGAATGATGGATTTCCAAAAAGAACAGCAACAAAAGATGCAAGAGTTTACTAAAGAACTCACTACTCGTGACCCATCTAAAGCTGGTCAAGTAACTGGCGAACAAGCAATGGAAAAGATTAAGTCTGGTGCCATGACTGGTGCAGCCATTGGTGGTGGTGTTGGTATGTTTGGAGGCCCTGCTGCTGCCGTAGGTGGTGCTGCAATGGGTGGTCTAGGCGGTGCTGTAGGCGGTGGATTAAGTGCATTAGCTCAACAATTAGGCTATGGTGAAAAGACGCAACAATTAGCCGACATGATTGGAATGGGTGTAGTTCCTGCACAAGCTGGCATTAAAATGATTGCAGAGAACAAGTTAGTTCAGCAATCAAGCAATTTGGTTAGTGACCTAGCTAAGTCTATGATTCCTAAATATGGAACTTTGCGTAAAGTTGCTTCATTTCTTCCTGAAGCTAAGATTTCAGGGGCTGCTGCTGAAAAAGCATTGGGCGAGAAAGCTGTTACTGCAGGAGCCACTACAGAAGCTCGTGATGCGTTTAAAGCTGAATTACAAGCTGCTCATGGAGAAGGTGCTAACGTCAACAAATTATATGAAGATGCTAAAGCTGGATATGACAAAGCATTGTCTGAAAAGACTGGTGCAGGTCTAAAGACTGACTTACAAGCAGCACTTAATGAGCTTCCTAAAGAATCTCGTGCATCATCTGCAGGTAAGATTAGACAGTTATTCTTGGATAAAGAAGGCAATGCCTTAGATGGTAATGCTGTTATCAATAATCTTAAATCTGACGAGTTCAAAGCATTAAGCAAAAAAGAGCAAGATATTGTCAGAGAAGCTGTAAACAAGTTTATTCCAGGTGGTGCTGAAAAGGTTGCACGTAATGCTGCTGAGAAAGAGTTTGTAGCTACTGCTAAAGATACATTACCTGAGTTGTTTAAGAGCAACAATTACAACATTATCAATAAACAAATGGCTAACTTTGCCAAAGATGAAGCTGGTCAAAAGGTATTTAAACAAGAGTTGGCATATTACCTTAAAGGTCGCCCTGTTGAACAAGCTAAAACTCTTTGGGCTAATATCGCTCCAAACGTAAAGCAAACTATAATTAAAGACCCAGTACAGTTCCAAAAAATTAGTGATGTAATTAACAACGCTAAGACTGGTAAAGATGTGTCTCGTGCAGCAAGTTTATTAATAAAAGCTGGTTATATGGCTAATATCCCACAGGAGAATCAATAATGCCTCTTAAATCAGGTTCATCTAAAAAGACTATTTCTTCTAACATCTCCAAAGAGGTGAAGGCTGGTCGTCCACAGAAACAAGCAGTCGCTATTGCCCTTTCTAAAGCTAGAGCAGGTAAACCACCTTCAGGCAAGACTAGAAAGAAGATGAAGTAATGCGTATATTATTACTTGACCCTGCTGGTGCCCTTGTAGACTTTGGAGTTCGTGCTCTTTCCGAAGGACACGAAGTTAAGCAATGGATACGTCCACACGGTCAGGAGCGTTCTAAAATTGGTAAAGGGTTGATTGACCAAGTACAGAACTGGCAGATTCATGCCAAACAAGCAGACCTAATCGTATTATCGGATAACGCTTTTCAAATGCGGGAACTAGAAAAGTTCCATGAAGAGGGTTACCCAATTATCGGTACTAATATGCTTGGTGCCAAGATGGAACTAGACCGTGATTATGGTCAAGACATTATGAAGAAGGCAGGACTTGCAGTTATACCTTCTTTTGAATTTAAGGACTACAACAGCGCTATCGACTTTGTTAAAGCTAATCCCAAACGATACGTCTCTAAACCCAGTGGTGATGCAGACAAGGCTCTATCTTATGTATCTAAATCAGCGGCAGATATGGTCTTCATGCTTCAACGATGGAAAGAAACTGGTAAACGACGTGATTTCATCCTCCAAGAGTTCGTTCCAGGAATAGAGTTCGGAGTAGGTGCTTGGATAGGCCCTAATGGATTTGGCAAGAACATCCTTGAAGGCTTTGAACATAAGAAGCTCATGTCAGGCAACTATGGCTGTAATACAGGTGAACAGGGAACTGTCATTAAGTATTGCACCGAGTCTAACCTATTTAATGACACTTTAAAACGTTTTGAAGATTACCTATGCTATATCGGACATACTGGCTATGTAGATTTAGCCTTTATTGTGGATGAAAAAGGTGAACCTCGCCCCCTAGAATGGACAATGCGTAAAGGTTGGCCTTTATTTAACATTCAACAAGCCCTTCACAAGGGTTCTGTCGTAGATTGGATGGTTGACTTATTAAATGGCAAAGATACTCTCAAAGTTAGTTACGACACTGCTACTGGTATCGTTATCCCTATTGGGGATTACCCTAGGTCTAAGACTACGGGGCGTGACCATACAGGATTTCCTATCTATGGTTTACCCGATGAATTAACTACCGACTACGCCTTATGTGAGGTAATGGTTGGTAATGCCCCTCAGAACGACGAGAACGGGGTTACAGAGCGTCCTTGCCTAGTGACGGCAGGTGATTATGTCTTAGTGGCAAACGGGGTAGGAAAGACCGTTAAACAAGCCTGTGAACGTGCCTATAAGAACGTTAAGAAAATTGATATTCCTGACTGTATTAACGTAAGAGATGACATTGGCGAAGGTATGGAGCATCAAATTCCTGCACTGCAACAATATGGCTATGCTGAGAATTGGAAGTATGAAGAGGATTCAGAGGAAGAATAATGGCTGTCAATCCATTTACCAACCTTCCTCCACCACCTCCTACTAACCAAGGTGTAGATACCCGTCAGTTTAGGGATTGGTTTTACCAAGTCTTCTATAAGACTAACGGAAACATTAATGGTCTTGGGACTTTATCTACACAAAACTCGGATAATGTATCTATTACTGGCGGTAACATTGCCAATACAAATCTATCCAATATTAAGACTCCAGGACTTACTGGATATTTGTACGGTAACAACACAGGAGCAGTTACAGCCTCTACTACAATTCCTTATTCAGCAATTACAGGGACACCAACTGGATTGTCTGTCACAATTACTACAGCAAAATTAACACTTACTGGAACTAATGGTTCCATGACATTTACCAACGGAATTTTAACCGCCCAAACTCAAGCTACTTAATCATGTCAAACACACAAATCCCCCTAACAGACGACCAACTTGAAGAACTTGTAGAAAGAGTAACTGAAAAGGTGATTAAGAACTTTTATACCTCTGTAGGCGAATCTGTCGTCAAAAGGGTGATTAAGCTAATTGGTATGGGTGCTGTAGCACTTTTACTATGGGCTGCAGGTACAGGACATATCCCTTTTAAATGAAAAAACCAATGCACCGTTCCAAAACAATGTGGTTTTCTTTCGCATTGGTAGTGTTCGGGGCATTATTTGATAACTTTTCTAGTATCCAAGGAGTAATCAGTGACCGTTACTATGGCTTTAGCTATATTATTATTGGTATATTGGTTGCTATCCTAAGATTCTTAACCACCAAGCCGTTAGACGAAAGATAATGTTTCCACTAAATGTTACAACTTACATCAAAGCTGGATTGGTTGTTATGGTACTTTGTGGGTGCGTGTATCTTGGCTATGGCTATGAACATTCACGATTTGTTGCATATCAGGAGCGTGTTGAAGCAGCAGGAAAAGCGCAGGAAGCAGAGAATTCTTCAAAAGATAAACAAGCAGCACTCATCACCTCTGGAGTAAAGAATGAATATGAAGCTAAGTTGGCTAATCTTAGGAACTTTTATGGTAGTGGGTTGCACATCAACCCCAGTGGCAGTAAAACAGAGGGAATTTCCACAGCCCCCTCAGGAACTGATGCAAGTACCGCCTACTCAATACTTATTGGACAATGCAGTCAAACCACGCTAATGCTCACTGAGCTTCAAGCATGGGTGAAGGCCCAAGTAGCCCTTTAAACCATCTCTAGAGCACGAATACGGACTTCTGATACTCGTTTGCTCCAGCCTTTTCCAAATACTGGGAAAGTCTTTAATGATTCTAGGAATGCTTGTCGTTTATCACAGAACTCATTAATGGCAGTAACTGGGTTAAGTTGAGTTATAGCACTAACAGTATTATTACCGATAGCACCATCAGCAAAAACGCCCACGATTTCTTGGATAATTTTCGCTGACCTATTAACACCACTATTGATAGCACAATCAAAAAGGCAATAATCAAGTCCCGAAGGAATAGCATCTCCGTGTATGGCATCCCAGTACCTCTTTTTGTATAAAGGTTTTACATCTTCTTTAGTTAAGGCTTTCATATCGTCTACAGACACTTTATGACCAATATAGCCTTCCCATACTGCTTGAGTACATCCCCAGTTAGTAGCTCCTCCTGGGTCAAGTTTGTTGTCAACGTAGCCTCCTTCGTTCACAATCACTAGGTCAAATGACTTATTCCAATTACGGTTCACTTTTTCTTCCTTTTAGGCTTTGGCACAGGGAAAGGAATTTCGTCATCTCTAACCTTGTATTCATCAATTGCTTTGGTAAGCAGACTAACAAGCCCCCACTGTACGAGTGTTTCAAGCCCTTCTTTATCGAAATCAACTTGAGCGTTGGCTGAACCATCTTCGTTTTCCTTAATGATTTTGACTTCTATCTTCATACCGAAATCACCTCTCCTCGAAAGAATACCAATCCATCATCTTCACTAATGACTTGTACAAGTTCTGGCGGCATAAGTTCTCCATTGACAAACGTAAGTATTGCGAATCCTGAACGCCAGTTGACGGGCGAATCTTCCGTGTAGATGTACTTGTCTCCTCCAATTGCCGACATTGTTCCTGTGTCAATGCCATATCTATCTCCGTTATAGTCAGTCCAAGGAGTTACTTTTAAGGAATGCAAATGCCCCGTGACCATTGAGACCCCCGATTTCAGGGTATTGTTAAACACTCCATGTTGACCATTATGCCAACGGTGCTTAATCATACAAGTGTTGTTTACCATCAGAGACCAACTGTATGTCCATCCAGGTAAATGGTCGGCTAGTGCCATACCAGGTACGCCCTCATACTGTCCTAGAACATTAGATAGTTTCCCATCAAAACGAAGGTCGTGGTTACCAATGGTGCGGTGCATAAATGTTCCTGCAGGACGAACCTTCTCAATGTCTCCTAGTCTGGCTTGGACTTCTTCTAGTTCTTCCTTCACGGTTGGAGTCTTATCCCACCCAATCCTATTGTGTTGGCTGATTGTGGCGTTATCCATAATGTCTCCATTAAGGACTATTCCATTAGGTTTTAGTTTCTTGATGAGATGGACAAATGCTCTATGGGCGGTACTGACATATCCAGGCCAATAGTGGCAATCAGAACCCACAATAATCAATCCATCTTCCATAGACAGATTAGTGCGGACTTTGTTCTCTGGAATAGTTAATCTTTGACTTGGCTTTTCTTTTGCTTCTAATTTAATGTTGTATTTCTTTTCTAGTCTACTTCGTCGACGCATTAGGGTACGAAGGTCAATATCTAATACTTTTGCTAATATAGTCCCCGATTGATGTTTATTCCACAACTCTATAAAATCTTCATCGTTGCATCTTGGTTGCATTTTATTCGCCCAATTTATATGTTTTGACTGGTTCGTGACTTTTTAAGTCCACATTACACGCCCATTTAACAGCTTCCTCTGCACTTAATCCCATTCTCATACAAACCTCTGCAGCCATTGAGCCACTGCCAATTGCCATAAAAGTTCTAACTCGTTCCCATTCTAGGTCATCTCCACAAGAGAATAGACCCTCTTCTGTTAATTTTAAGAATGAACTATCTGCTTTTAGTTTTGGTTTTGTCTTGTGTTTCTTATTAATATATTCAGAAACCTTTTCTCCATCCACCCAATTACCTGCAACTCCAAGATAACCACCTTCTATTGCAATAATCTTATCTTCAAAATATTTAATACCTGAATCATCGTCTGAAAACTGACTGTCTGCAACTAATATTTTATTAATCCAATCGCCAACAATAGTAGTCATATCATTCTCGTTAGGTGAGACCAATCCGTCTCACATTGTAGGTGAGACCACAAGCGTGACGGAGGGGAGCCGTCAGGGGGAAGTGGGGGATGAATGCCTGTGGTCTCATTTGTTAGTTTAGTTTAAAAAGCAACATTACTCCATACGGGGCAGAATTTATTTACACTGCAGTAATCTTCACAACGCCTATAAGTAGCTGGACGATGCTCCCAGAACTGGTCTGTGCCGAGTGTAACACCCTCTTGTGACGGATATAGCTTGATGGCTCGTTTGCCACCCTTCTTCATTAAAGCAAATTGTTCAGGAGTAGCCCATCTTTCTTCATCTGTACACATGGGTGGTTCAGATAATTGATGAAGTGCAATACGCTCTTGTACATAAGCCTCTGCCTCATCTAGTGTCCACATACGGATAGGAAGGGTCAGAATCGGTCTTGCAGGGTACTCTGGGTTCTTCTGTTGCTCACGGGGTCTCCAGTCTCTGAAAATGGCTGTAATGCTCAATTTAGTGACTTCTGTGCCATTCTTATGCAATAACCATCTCAGGACGTTTAACTGGCGTTCCCACTCGATTTTGCCACTAGCAGCGAATACTGAGGTCACCTTGTAATCAGATAGGTGAGAACCCTCTAAAACGTCGAATGCGCCCCCTAATTTCCATCCCAGTACCTCGGCATAGACTCGCTCCTCCCGACGCACTGTAGACCCCTTATAAGCCATTTCAAGCAGATGATGGACACTACTTCCAAACAACGCCCAAACACGGTCTGAAGCATCCTCTTCTATAGCGTCATCGTGCTTAATCCGCAACTGACGAATCAAAGGAGGTTGGATTAGCTGTGTAACGGTAATATCACTGCTACCTGGGGTATACCCTTGGTTTTGTACTGCATTGACTATTGGTTCTGGTAAATTAAATTTGTTTGTTAACTTCATTGATTCTCTCCCCTATCCACTTCATAACTGGAACTGCCATCGAGTTACCTAATGCCTTGTAGCGGTGACCGTCTGGTGATTCCCCCTTTTTCCAAGGAATAATTGTATAGTCATCCTTGAACCCCTGCAACCTCTCGCATTCCCTAGGTGTTAATCTACGGACTGCCATATTACCTGCTATAAAGGTCTGAGCATGGTGTGATTGAACACTTGGCTGCATAGCTTGTAATGCAGGAGTTACTTCTAATGGAGTAGCACTAAAGTTATTCGCTTTAGCATCTTCTCGAATACTATAAGCCTGAACCAATGGGACATTCCCACCGCCAGTTCCCCAACGACTTGTAACGGTCTGACATACTTCACCCATCTCTTTGACTCGGCTATCTGCAGGGTGTGTTTCATATACCTTATGGGCTACAAACAATCCACACTCACTACCAGACGGCCCACCACTACCTTTAGCCCACTTGCTTGTTACGGTGTCGGCACACTCTCCATCTGTGCCACCGTATGCAATGCCTCTTTCAGAATAGGTGGCAGTTGCTTCTTTCTTAACTCTGCTCTTCGTATTATTCCCTGACAAGCAGTCGGACTCAAATAGAACTTTTGCGGCAGATTCCCAGTCTCCAAGACATCCGACAACAAACACTCTTCTGCGTCTTTGTGGGACTCCAAAGTATTGAGCATCAAGCACCCGATATGACCACCCATACCCGATTTTGACCAACGCCCCGAGAAAGGAACCAAAATCCCGTCCACCATTTGAACTGAGGACACCTGGCACGTTTTCCCATACGAACCACTTGGGTCTAAAGTGGTCAAGAATTCCGACATAGCTAAGGGCAAGGTTCCCCCTTGGGTCTTCAAGTCCTTTTCTAAGCCCTGCAACACTGAATGATTGGCAGGGAGTTCCTCCGACCAAAAGTCCAACTGATTCAAGATTCCACTCCTTATATTTATTCATGTCCCCTAAATTTGGAACAGATGGATAATGATGTTTAAGCACAGCACTTGGGAATGGTTCAATCTCAGAGAAACCTACAGGTTTCCAACCAAGACTTTTCCATGCACAAGTAGCAGCTTCTATTCCACTACATACTGATAAATAATTCATCCCTTAATTCCCCTTAAAGGTGGGGTACTCGCTTCTTTACGCTTTCCCCCGTAAAACTAGAACGGCACTGTCTCGTCTTCAATTACAGGCTCATCATGTGAGCTAGTATTCTGTGGAATACCATTTTCTTCTAGTTCTTTGCTCATTAGAATCTTCTTCTGAACATAGCTAGACAGTCCGTCAAATACCTTTTGGTCAAAGGTGCCGATGTCAAACTTCACGGCAGGATTAACCAACTCAGGACTAGGCATACCCTTAGGTAGAGCCATGATTGAACCTACGTTAGCGTAGACCTTAGAGTTGTCCTTAGATGGCTTATGTACGATACCCAACAGACAAGGAGCACCCAATACATTCTCAAGACTAAAGTTACGCAACTCTTCCGCACTAAACGGACGACCACGCCATGCTTCCAAGTCTTTCCGAAGATTGGCCTTGTCTCCGATTGAAGCTGTGTACTCTCGTGAGATTGAGAATGGGCGACCATCACTCATCATTTCGTTTAGTTCCCAAGTAATACGAACTTTAGGGGCTACTTTAGCTTCACCTTTCCATTCAAATGTCTGATGACCTAAATCAATAATTTGGTAGCATCGTGCAGCAAAACTTCCTGCTGGACATTGTTCAAAATCACCACCACCACCGTTACCTGCGTTGACTGTTAAGCTCATTTTCCTAATTCCTTTTCTAATTGTTCAATGACTTCTTTGATTTTTTCAATATCGTTTGTTACCGACATTAACTGCCATTCAAGACGCTCTTTCTGATACAGATAGTCTTGAAG